TTGAAACGTAGACCAGTGATAAATGCTTACAATGCAGCACATAAAGTAATTAAACTTAAACGCACACCTGCATGGCTAAATGCGGGACATTTATTTGAGTTAGAGTGCATATATACTTACGCGCATGCTTTGAATAGTGTAGGATTACATTATCACGTAGACCATAGAATTCCACTTCAGGGAGAAGTTGTAAGCGGTCTACATGTACCTGAAAACTTACAGGTGATAACCGCAGAAGAGAACTTAAAGAAAGGTAATAAGTATGACGAAACCTCGTGACTATCAAAAAGAGAATGAACTTTATAAATCAAAGCCTGATCAGATTGCAAAACGAGTAGCACGAAATAAAGCTAGACGTGAAGCAATTCGTGATGGTAGAGTATCTAAAGGTGACGGTAAGGAGATCGATCACATCATCCCTCTAAGTAAAGGTGGTGCAAACACCAAGAGTAATACTAGGATTAGAACGAAAAGTCAGAACAGTTCCTTTAGTCGGAACCCTGACAACTCAGTAAAGAAGAACGAACCTAAGAAAAAATAGTATCATGAGCGGAAGGCATGAGTACGCGAGAGACTCACTTTAAATAACCATGCCAACTAGTGTTGAGCCGTCCTTTCAAAAGTTCCTTAGGTCAATGAACTAGTCGCTTCGCCCACGTCACGGGCTCGGCAGTGCTGCTCCTCCCTCCTCGGCAGCACTGCCACTTTTATTTTTAGGAGATAGGAATGGAAATATACAATAACAAAGCTCTGATTGTAAATACACGCAGAGCTAACTTGATATTAGATTCAATCCCCAAGAGCAAGCTGCTCAAGACCTATGACAACGGGGTGTCACAAGTGTTAGTAAACTGGGGTTTGGATGAAGTCATCGCCCTATCAGATTTAAAAGTTAAGAACCCACCATCACCGATAAGTAAAGATTATAACTGGCCTGGTATCCATAAGCCGTTCGATCATCAACGTGTCACTGCGCAATTCCTATCAGCACATCGCCGTGCTTACTGCCTATCTGAGGCGGGTACAGGCAAGACCTCTGCCGTGATATGGGCAGCTGATTACCTAATGAACCAGTCTAAGGTTAAGCGCATGCTTGTGGTGTGTCCACTATCTATCATGCAGTCAGCATGGCAAGCAGACTTCTTCAAGACAGCTATGCACAGAACTGTTGCTGTGTGTCACGGCTCAGCTGAAAGACGTAAGAAGATCTTGGCAGAGAATACTGAAGTAGTCATCATCAACTACGATGGCATTGAAGTTGTCTTAGATGAGATCCGCAACGGTGGCTTTGACTTAGTTGTAGTAGACGAAGCTAACTACGTCAAGACTCACACAACTAAGCGTTGGAAGTCATTAAATAAACTAATTAAACCTGAAACATGGTTATGGTTATTAACAGGTACGCCAGCTGCTCAGTCACCTGCTGATGCGTATGGTCTAGCTCGTCTCGTTAACCCATCATCTGTGCCTAGATCTGCAAACACTTTTAAAGACTTAGTGATGCAACGTGTGAGCCAGTACTCATGGGTGCCACGTGTTAACGCACAAGATACAGTGTTCAGAACCTTACAACCTGCCATCCGCTACACTAAAGATGAGTGTCTTGATCTGCCTGATGTGCTCTACACAACACGTGATGTGCCACTTACTCCGCAACAAGCGAAGTACTACAAACAGATTAAGAAGGATCAGTTCGCACAAGCTGCAGGTGTGGATATCACAGCGGTCAACGCTGGCGTTGTGCTGACTAAGCTCTTACAAGTATCAGCTGGCTCTATCTATGCAGATGGTGGTCAGGTTGTTGAGTTTGATATTAGTAACCGCATGACTGCGCTTAAAGAGATCATCGCTGAAGCTAGTCACAAGGTCGTAGTGTTCTGTCCGTTCAAGCACTCAATCGATACAGTAATGACTGCGCTTAAGAAAGACCACATCACTTGCGAGCAGATTAGTGGTGAGGTGTCAGCAGGTAAACGTACAGACATATTCAAACGGTTCCAAGAAACTAAAGATCCTCAAGTCCTTGTTGTACAACCACAAGCTGCCTCTCATGGTGTTACCTTACATGCTGCGAACGTGATTGTGTTCTGGTCTCCAGTCATGTCAGTGGAGACTTACATTCAATGCTGCGCCCGTATCGATAGGGCTGGGCAAAAGAACCACATGACGATCGTGCATTTGCAAGGTAGTGAAGTAGAGAAGCGCATGTATCACATGCTCCAAAATAAAATATCTATCCACGAGAAGTTAGTTGATCTCTATAAAGATGAAATAGAAGCTTGACAAAGTTAACTAAGCTTGCTAAACTGACTGTTCTAACCTAATAGGAGGTAGTAGTGGAACTTAACGAAGTTAACTTAGAGAAACTAATGGAAGCTGATGTTGCTATGCGCGACAAGATAGCTGAGTTAGAAACGGAAATCAAAGACATTAAAGTCAAACGTGAGAAGATCCAGTTTGCGCTTAATGAAATCTGTAAAGAAATGAATGTGTCTAGTCTCAAGACTAAGATCGGCACATTAACTAGATCAATTAAGACCCGTTATTGGGCAGGTGATTGGCCCGCTATGTATGAGTTCATGAAAGAACACAATGCACTAGATCTCATGGAGAAACGCATAGCGCAAGGGAACATGAAAGAGTTCTTAGAACAGAACCCTGACGTTGTTCCGCCTAGCTTGCAACAGAACAGCGAGTTTTCAATTGTCATTCGTCGTAGTAGAGAAACTAAGGAGTAGTAATGAGTACTGATATCGATATTTATGCAAACAAGTCTGCAGTCATCACACGTAACAATCGTAACGATGGCTTTACGGATAACGTAACCGCAGCTTCAAGTACGTCTAAACGTATTTCAATTCGTAACAATGTATTCCGTTACATGGTTAACGGTAAAGAAATCACTAAGACTGATAACCGTCATTTAGATGTGGTGATTGTTAATGCTTCACCTGTGCATCGTGTCTTCTTCTCTCAAGGATACAATCCTAATGTGAAAGCAGAACCACCTAAATGCTGGACATCAAACAGTATCAACCCTGATCCAACTGTGCCAAATCCGCAAGCATCAAGCTGCGCATCTTGCCCACAGAACATTAAAGGCTCAGGTCAAAATGGTACAAAGGCTTGCCGTTTTAGCCGTCGTATCGCTGTTGTCTTAGCTGATGATTTAGAAGGTGACGTATTCCAAATCACATTACCATCACAATCTATCTTCGGTAATGGTAACGATACCCGCCGTCCATTAGGTGAGTATGCAGATCACTTGAAAGCTTTTGGTTCAGGTCTAATGAGTGTCGTATCACGTATGTCTTTCGACCCTGATTCATCTAGTACCAAAGTCGGCTTCCGTGCGATTGCAGAACTAACCGATGAACAGTATGAGATCTGCCAACGTCAACATGCGACTGAAGCATCTACTCGTGCTATTACTTTAACTGTTGCATCTGAAAGAGAAGATGGAGATAGTCCTGATGAGTTCGCGCCTAGATCAACGCCTCAGAACGTTCAAGCCTCACCGTTGCCGAAGTTCGAGCCTGAAGCTAAGCCTGTGGTTACTGAGGCACCTGCCCAAGCTACGGTTGAAGATGAAGTCCCTGAGCCGCAAGTACGTGCAGCTCAACCGACAAAGAAAGTTCCTGAGCCACCGAAGAACGTCGACCTAGATGATGTTAGTCTAGATGACTTGGTAAATGATTGGACTACATAATGCGTGGATACAGTCAAATCATCATCGAAATGAATGAGAAGGCTGCCCCCTCTTTGGGGGTTCAGCTGGGCTCATTATGTATTGCGTTGAAATACCCAGTCAGTAAAGTTGCAATAGAACTTGGCATTTCACGCCAATCAGTTTATGATTGGTTCTCTGGTCGAGCGAAACCTGCTGACGATAAAGAAGACGCCATTAAGGCGCTCGCAGAAAAAATAGCAAGAGAACGCAATATAGCAGTTCAATAAGTTTCGGGGGAAAAGGCGTAATCGTGAGCAACGAATAGATAAATCGTATTGCTGGATTACAAATGAGTACCCCACCCGTTTTATGGGGGAAAGCGCACGGTATATTGTGCTCACTTTATTAACCGATCTCTACGTGAGTACCCCACCCATATTTAACATTGTGAGAGAGCAATGAATACACAAGAATTTTTAAAGCATGTACTACCTGATGAGGGGTATTACTGCATCGTAGGGAAAGATAAGCACAACAACTTATCACACAAATTCATACAGTCTTTGGCTGAGTCACAAGCGGTTATTGATGGATTGTTAGATTTAAAGCAAGACGTATATTTTGGTTGCTCATCGTTTACAACTGGGTCAAATCGTACAGCGGATAATACAAAACAAGAACGTGCGCTATGGTTAGACATCGATTGTGGTTATGATACTAAGAAGCAACGCTGGAAAGAATACCAATCTAAAACTGAAGGCATGCAAGCTATCCGTGCGTTCACTGATGTCACTAATTTACCTGATCCAGTCATTGTAGACTCAGGTCGTGGACTACATGTTTACTGGGCATTTACTGAAGCAGTTACTAAAGAAGTATGGAAGCCTGTTGCTGAAGGTCTAAAGTTCTTATGCGTTAAACATAACCTTAAGGCTGACCCTGCATGTACCTCAGACTTAGCACGTATTCTACGTGTGCCTGGCACGTTCAACTACAAAGATGAGAACAAGCCTGAAGCTGTGACGGTTATCATGGAAGGTGAGAGACACCCGTTCTCTGATCTAGCATCGCTGATCCCTGTTAACCCATCAGCAGCGAAATCAACCTTTAAACGTAGAGAGCCTGACGCTGCGACTAAAGCCGTGCTAGGTAACAGAGCTTCGTACTTTAAGAAGATTAAAGAGAAAGTATTAGAAGAGCCTAGCCAGTGCCCTCAGCTTAAATACGCTATTGAAAACCAACGTATTATTGAAGAACCTATATGGCGAGCAGCACTATCTATTGCTACGTTCTGCGATGATGCAGAAGTATATATTCACGATATATCAAGCCAATACAACGGCTATAGCGCAGGCAAAACAGAACATAAAGTAGCGTTAATCAAGGGCGCTTACCACTGCACAACCTTTGAAGGTTTAGCTCCAGATCGTTGCGAGGGATGCCCTAATAAAGGCAAACTTACATCCCCTATTCAGTTAGGCAACACAGTTAAAAAAGCTACCATCGTCGACAACACGATCGAAGCTAAGAGTGAAGAACTTAATGAAGTAATTACTTTCAACATCCCCGAACTCCCACATCCTTACTTCAGAGGTAAGCATGGTGGCGTATATAAAGTTACGGCTGAGGATGAAGATGAAGGCATGATGATTTATGATTATGATCTGTACGTTGTAGAACGTATGATTGATCCTGATCCTAACGTTGGTGAAAGTATGTGGCTCAAACTACACTTACCACATGACGGTGTAAGAGAGTTCATTGTTCCTACCGCACAATTACTATCTAAAGAAAAGGCTAGAGATATTCTAGTATCTAAAGGTGTACTCGTTGGGGTTGCGCAAATGAACCTCATCGTGGACTACATCATGTTCTCTGTGCAGTATAAACAACGTACACAACAAGGTGAGATGGTACACAAACAGTTCGGATGGAATGCTGCCAAGAATAAGATCTTGATCGGCAATCGTGAGATCAGTGCGTTTGGTGTTAAGTACGTTCCTGTTGCAGAAGAGATTAAGAGTATCGCTAGCACATTAACTAAGGCTGGTTCATACACTGAGTGGCAATCGGCGATTAATACTTATGCACGTCCAGGGATGGAGCTACGTGCTTATGGTTTCTTCTGCGGTTTCGGCTCATTACTGATGCCATTGATTGATCAGAACGCTGCTGTGATTAACCTTTATAACCCAACCTCAGGTCAGGGTAAGACAGCTATTCTACAAGCGATGACGAGCATATGGGGCAACCCAGCAATCAACGCGAAGTTAATCTTGTTAAAGGGTGATACGCTGAACTCTATGGTTCACCGCTTAGGCTACATGAACAACTTGCCACAAGCTGTGGATGAGGTAACTGATCCAACACCGCAAGAGATCCATGAACTACTCAAGTTCTTTACAACTGGTCGTGGTAAGAACCGCTTACTTAACGGAGTTAACGGAGAAAGACAGAATGACACAGTGTTCGATTTGATCGGTCT